CCATCGCTAACATTTACCACCATTTCAATCGTCACCGAGCGCGCGATTTCTGCAGTGATGGCTGCGGGCAGGTTGAGCGTCTTGACTGTTTCGGATTTCCAGGGAGAGAGGTTCTCGTACATCCTGGTCCAGATCAGAAGGGACTCCATCATGCGCGGGCTGATGGCAATACGAACCTTGAGCTTATCGCCAATAGTTGTGGGTGAAATCATTTTATTTATTACTCCATCGAGCCAAATTAGGAAACGCTGAAACATTTTAGGTTGTCCTTACAATCTCAGAAAATTGGTAGCGCTTTTGACAGGTTTTGATCATGGGTTTATGATCAGGTAGTTGAAGGTCTCGCCACCATTGGCTTGATTGTGGCCTATTGTGAATTGTCCATTTTCAGCCAGGAGAATGTAGGGGTTCAGGGGGTTAAACATTCCGCAGGTGTCTTGCATGAAGATTATTGAATTCGGTTTGATGTTGGTGTTTTGTATGGTGGTTTCGGTGGATGGGTTCAAGTAGTCGTTACCAGTGATTCCGCCGCCGGTGCCTGGGTCGCCTTGTGGGCCTTGCGGGCCCTGTGGACCTTCCGTTCCCGTGACAATAATGCTCACGCCCGGGGAAAGGTTAACAACTGTTGCGGTAATATTATTGCCGCCAGTTATTTCAGTATCCACCGGGGCCGGGTTGGTAATATCGATACTGACCGTTGTATCTGAAACGTTGATAGTCTGCTTTGTTGCGCCCTCTACAGAAATGGACACACTACCGCCCGAGGTATTATTGACTTCCGGGGTGATCATTACAGGTGATTGAATAACTACTGAGATACTCATTATTTCTCCGATACACAATAAACACCGGCTAATAGCGGCAGGGTAATGTCGCCAACAACACCGTCTAAATACCAGGCGAATTCCTGGTTTGGGATTACATCAATAATTGAGGCTTTGGGAATTGCGAAATTTATTTTCCCTGTGGACAGGTCGATATTTGTGACAGTGGGTGTGACAATTACATTTGCGTTGACTTTCGCAACAAATGTATAACCCACCAGTGAAATGTTGAAATCCATATCGACGCTGATGTCATGTCGCTTCAGGTAACGAATATCTAAATTTCCCGGTAACTGGGTAATTGTGGTCATATATTATTGTCCTCTCCGGCGCCAGATCAGATTGGAGGCATAACGCACATCGTCAATGGCATGATTATTCTTGTCAGGGTAAGCGCTGATAAATTCGCCATTTTTATCCTGCTCCAACTCATAGTTCAAAAATTCTTCAGCGTGATAGGGCGCACGTTCGTTGTCAATCACAATGGCTTTCAGCGATTGAAGCCACTTCATGCTGTAATCGACACTGTCCGGCCCCTTTTCCGCGCCGCGAATGGATGCGCCATAATCGCGGAAATCGCCGATGCTCTTTGGTTCGGCGCTGTCTGCAATGATCAGATCGTTTGGCTGCAATCCCATTTTCACGAGGTCGTCATAAACCTGGCGGTTGCTGCGCTTATTGGCCCGATATTCGCCAAAAATATAGAGAGTCAGGCGCGCCGCGTCGTAGTGCATCCGGCCATACGATACAGGATCAGGGTAAAAACCCCAGTCCAGGCCATGCAGCACGCGGTCAAACTCTTTGATTTCATCATCAGTGATCTTGCGGATCTGCACGTTCTCAAAGACCTGGCCGCCGTTCCCGTTGGCAATACCCATGTACTCGTGTTCATAAGCACGCGGATTGACAGTCTTTAGATGCTCGGCTTCATCCAGCCACGGCTGGCCAAGCCATTCGGTCGGCACATCCAGGTAATTACTGGCATGTTGATACTGAGTAGGTTTGGGCAGCTGTATATATTTGCTGACCCATGAGGCGGTTGTGCGGGGTGGGTTCCAGCTCTTGAAGAAATAAACCTTGTCTCCACCGCGGATGGACTGCTCAATCTTGCGCACGCTTTCAGCGCCGTAAAACTGGTCAAGTTCCTCGAACCAGAGAATGCCAATATAACCAAACGCGGTCTTGATGGATTTGATGTTGCCGGGATCATCGCCACCGCGAAAGTAGATTTTCTGGCCGGTCGGAATGTAGGTTATTTCCATGGGCGACGTTGTGCATTTGAATTCATTCGCCAGACCCAGTTCACCAATGGCCCAACGGATCTGTGCATACACCGAATCGCGTAAGGTATTGGCCACCTGGCGCATGACCAGCGCGTGCATGGTGGGATTGTTTTTGATCAGTTCGACCAGCATGAGACTGATAAAACTACTCTTTGTGGAACCGCGGCCGCCGTATTCCAGAAACTCAGTATATTTGCCTGATTTGACGGCCCTGTAAGATTTAAGGAATGTTGGCGCAAGCACATCCGCGGGCAACGCGTAAGATCTCACTTCCACCGATGCTTCATTCTCATCTTTATCGATAAAGAGTTTCAGGTGTTTACCAATCATTCCCATTGCGCTTTGCGCATCATACAGTTCCACACTGATGCTGTTGGTCTTACCTTCGCTGGATGATATTTTCTTTACCAGGTAACCGCGTTTTTTGAGTTCATCCAGCTTGATGCTGGTGATGTGGCCATCTTTGGCCAGGCCGATAAAATCATCGATGTTAGCGCGTCCCATTTGAGATAGCCTGCTCAGTAGTTCGGCTTCACCCATGATGTCTTTGCGCCACTGCTTATCAGCTTGCGCAATAACATCGCTATCCCAGGCATTTGCGCGTTCTTTCCAGTGAAACTTTTCAAACGCTTCCCTCCATGAGCCGGGCGACCACTTAGCCTTTTTTAGACCCTTTCGGGCTTTCTCCTGATTAACTGCCTCAAAAAGCGTGCGTCCTGGACCTTGCAAGCGGAAAGCCGAAAACCTCTGAAACCAGAGGTTCGGTTCACCTTCCTGCTGTTCCCAGGGTGCTTTTTCATCAGGCATTGTTACCCTTCACGATCCAAAATCTCCTGACCTGTCCAGTGCGCGCGTTCAGGCTGTGCGTCGCTTGGTTTCCAGTCCGGCCCTTCACGCCTCGGTAACTTGCCGGGATATTTATGCTCATCTTGCCAGGATGCAATTTCGCACGTCAGACAAAAGCGCTCACCAGGTTGCGCATCGTTATGGCATTTTGGAGCATTGGCACACTTTCGAGCGGTCAATCTGGCCTCTCTTTTGGCGAACGCTTTGCCGCGGCTGTTTTCATGCGGTCTACCGCTTCGCGCGTCCAAGCATCATGTTTTAGCTGTTCGCTGTGCACAGTTGCAACGGCATTTGATATAGACGTGATTTCAGCCGACATGCGCCCCAATGCGGCTGTAGTTTGCGCTCGTTGCTCAGATAAAAACTCCCGCCATTGCGCATCCCGTTTTGTTTCATTCTCTGCGGTCTGCTTTTGAGAGTTGTCCATCGATCTGGTAAAAATGACAACGATAATGACCAGCGCGGCGATGTATGGCGCTTGCGTGATGAGGTCGGACATTGATTGTTAACCCTGTACAGGTGATGTACTGTCCAGGCCTGTCCCAATCATATAAGCTGCAAGCGCGGCAATTGCAGCTTGAACAGCCTGAGAAACAGGCATTCCACCATAAATGACACCCAGAACAATGGATGCGAGTGCAGTGATTAGCGCCCAGAATTTGCGGCTTTGTAAAAGTTGTAAAAGTTTGGCTGGCATAATAGTTTTCTCCTGAATTCAACAATACAGGAAAAATAAATTATTCACCAGTCGTCTGTTTGTACGTGGACATTTGCAATTTTGTTATTTTCACGCACGCTTCAGGAATAGTTTTCACATTCAGTCGATCAAACGCTCTATAAATATAAGATCTCAATGTGGATTGGCTTATTTTCATTTCAATAGCAATTTGCTTACGTGTTTTTCCGCTACACACGAGATGTAATGCCTCAGCCATGCGTGGTGATAGTTCCCGATTCAATTCGCTTTGTGGTTCTGGTTGCATGTAATTTTCCCTTATTTACTCAGTAGGTTATAACTTTGCCGCCAACGCATACAGCGCCGCGCGGTTATCCAGTCCATACAGCGCCGCGTATAAGTCAATGACATCCAGCGGTTTCGTGAATTCGCATGAAAAACAGTTGCAAATCCCACGCTGTGAGTCAATCCAAAACGATGGCGCCAGGTCATCATGGAATGGACAGCGAGCAGTGAACCAACGCGCATCGAGGGAAGTTTTGTAGGTCTGGGGGAAAAAATCTTCAATCTTGAAACGCGCCCGGATGGCGCTGATCAAGTCCCCACCGGATCCGGGGTTATTTGCAGTTTCCCACGGATCTAGATTTTTAAGGGCAAGATCGGGAGGAGGTATTACGGGAATAACATGTGCATTAGTGGTTTGCTCCAATAAAGATGCTGGCAAAATATCCGACAGGTTGTCAATTTCCAATAAGCGCAGATCACTCAGTAGTTGGTATGGCGCGCCTGATGGGTGTATGCTGCCCGGCCCTACGACGTAGCCGTTTACCTTCAAATCCAGGCCGGGAAACTTGCGGTTGGTAAGTTTATTCAAATGCTTCAGCCTGAAATATACATGCACGCCACGATTTGTTTTCACTTTGAGAAAATATCTTAATTTTGCAGCAATATAACTTTCAGTAAAATTGCTGACCCAATCGCGCCAGCGGCCATACTGATTCATGTCGTCAAAATCCAAGACAACCAGGTTGTTCCAGCCCGTAACCACGCCGTAATTTTGATACTCAGTATGGAACCAGCTTTTTAAATCCGCGGGACTGGGGAGGGTTTTTTTATATTGTTCCCAGTGTCCCATTGGTAAAAGGCTGGCTTCGGGCCGTTTGTCATGATGCATCAATGGGATGGTTGCAATGTCCATTGCGGCGAATTGGAGTGCATTTTCATAGATCATAAGTGCCTTTTTTTAATCGGAGTGATTTTGTCACATTGCCGATGTTGCCGATGTTGAAAGGTCGATTTCGTAAACTTTCTGTAAAATAAGTTAACCTATATTACATATTGATTTTGTAGAAAATTGTTGAGATGGGCTTTTCAACATCGGCAACATCGGCGCTTTTTGGTCATTTGAACTCAAACCAGGCAAAATTCTTCCTATCTACCCAAAATTTCATACCAAATTCGGTTTTGAGATACTCCGCAATGTTGCGAATTCGTTTTGAAAAAGACAGCACCGAACGGGGCCAATCGCTGTCCGGAATCGTCGTTGGAAAGAGTGCCTGGGCGCATTCTGAGAACAATTCACGGGCCTTCACCGGTCTGCCGTGATTGGCTTTGATCTTCAGCCAGGCTTCGATGGCCTCGACAACAATCGAATCGGCGGCCAAAAAATCACCCTGCGATTTCTTTAAAGCGGTCACAATATCCACCCAAACCGCATCTTTTCCGGCTGCCCGGGAAGCCATCTGGCCAAATGATTCCCAGTCCGCCATTCTTAAAGACATTACGTCTGGAACTCCACCAGCGTTTAAAGTGGCCACTATTTTATTTAGCATCAGAAGCAGCCCACCCCACCATTTTGAACGCTGGCTGTTTATTTCGCTCAAGAACGCTTCTTCACGGATGCGGCTGCCATCGGGAATTCTTTCCAGAGGCAGAATTAATAATCTGTCTGCAAGATCATCTCGCTTGAGAGTATCCGGTGTACGAGCGGTCACGGCCACCCAGCATCTATAGGTAATTCTAGTCATGCTCTTGTTCGTATAAAGTGTTCGCGCCTGGTCTTCGATACCGGTTGCTAATGACGCGAGCTTGTCTCTCATCCAATCGTTGAAGCCGTCGAAGTTGTCCATGGCCAAAATGTGATTATGATGTGCCACCACCTGAAGCTGATCAGGCTTTTCGGGCACGCCAGTCAGTTCAGCAAATTTCCCGAACAGCAGCCGAAGATACATGCGCAGCGCCATTGATTTGCCGGAACCCTTTTCGCCCAGGAAGACCGCAATCGGCCGGGTTGGGCACATTTCTGTGAAGAATAAAGAAAGCAGCCATATTTGCGCAGCCCATGACCATTTGCGGCGATCTTCCCAAACCGGCGTATTAAATGGATCACTGAACGCCGATTCCGCATTGTCGTAATCCGGCTCGACCGGCTGCCAGAACGGCAGGTCTTTAAACAAAACTGGACCCTCCCCGTTCATTTCTTCTTTTATTTCACTGCCATTTAAGACATAAACCCGTCCATCCATACGGCTGATTCTAAGTTCCCCAGCCTCATGATCCCAGTAAGCTAATTTAACTACCAGGCTTTCATCACCACTCAAAGTGGCGGCGCTCTTACAGGCAGCGTTCATGTAGGCAAAATCAGTGGAAGCCGGGTTCAGACCCGTCACAGCATGTAAAAATGCGCTCCAGGCGTCTGTGTCAAATTCATACAGGTGGTGAGTGTCACTGTATAAGTAGAACAAAAAACCATCGTTGCGGCAAAAGTGACCATTCTGCCCCAGCCAATCCAGCAGGATGGTTTCGGCTTCCTGGCTGCGTTCAAGTTTGCTGGCGGTCTTGTCAATCAAGGTACTCAGTAACGTAGCTTGCAATGCCGGTGACGGCGGCGGGATGTGTGCGCTTATTGTCAGCTTTTGCGCGTGCCCCTGGGACATCTTGGAGCCGGACTTCACTCCTTGATATTTCAAGTTTTCCAGGTGCATCAGGTTGGTGATGGATTCGATCAGGTAAAACTGCGCAAGGCCGTCATACGCTTTAAGCGCCTGATCAAATCCGTTATCGATTGCTGGCGCGGTCTGCATTTCGTTGTAAAAATGGTCAAACGGCGCGGTTTTGGGTGGTTTCCCCACCTTTTGCTTGGTGTTCATCATGGTGGCAATGGTCTTCATGCCATCCAGGAATTGGGCTGGATCCTCGTTGGGCCATTGCAGGGCCAGGTACAGGGCGTGATCGTCCTGTAACCCGGCGTCTGAGAGGGTGGAAAGCAGATCCTTGGGCATGGCTATGCCAACAGCTTTTGAATATTTGATCCGAGGGCGTTTACCTTAAAGTCCTGTAATGCCTGGCCACCACTGGCTTTTGCCAGGCGCTTAAGAAAGTCCTGCCCCGCTTTTTCATTTTCCGGGCCAACGTAGATCGTATCGATCTTGTTTTTATATTTGCGAGCCGCGGTCAAAGCGCTGGATTCATCAGTAGGTTCGCCGTCTGAAATTAATATAAATCTCATATCCGGTACATCTGCGACGCGGGCAAAGTCCAGGGCTTTATCCATGTGAGTACCGCTATCAAGATTGAAAGGCACACCGGAAGGGCAGAAAAGTACAGTGTTGCTGAAGCTGATTACTGCAATTTTTCCCGGAAGAGTACCCTGTAAACGCGCAAGTTCATTACAGGCAACCTTATAACGGGACTGACCATCGCGGCTATCCAGGCTTCCCATTGAGCCGGATGTGTCAACGATCACGATCACATCGCAAGACAGAAAAGTCTGTGCAATGGATTTATTGTTATCTTTGGCGATTTGCGCCAATGAACCTTTAACGATTTGTTCCGCCATATATCCTCCACTATGCCCATAACTCTACAGGTTTACTCGCGCCCAGCGGCCAACTGGCCACCAGGACACGCCCAAATGAATCCGTCAGGTCTTCCCAGGCTAATATTTTTGATACCCAAAAGCGGCCCAGCCCTTCGCGACCATCAGCCATCACAAGACCGCAGCGCAGCGGCGCCCGGTAGTTGTCACATTCGTTTTGGACGGGTGGCGTTATGCCCAGGCTGGCTTCGAGCATCAACCCGGCATCGTAACGGGCTTTTTTATTGGCGTTGGATAAAATGTCATACGCTTCTTTAATCCGCATGAATATTTCAGCGGCGTTGGCTTCACGGCACTGATCTGGATGCCACTGGCGCGCCATGCGGCGATAACCGGTTTTGATTTCATCCTGGGAAGCGCTTTTTTGTAAACCAAGCACACTATAAAAGCTATCTGATGCACCCGGGGTATTGTCCACGAAACCTTCAAACCACATCCGCAGCACTTTTTCAGGGAAGATCACACTCCACTGGCCTTCAGAGTAGCCAAAGGCTGTGGTTTCACCCATGCCGCGATCCTTGACCTGGCCGACATAACGCAAGTCAATCACACGTGTTTCGATGAGCACTTTGGCCTGGGTCGCCACCGGTGGAACTTTATCATTTGGGAAAAGTTGTCGCAGGGTGCTTTCATACTGAGTATCCACTTGCCAGATTTTGGCGTTGTTGTCCCACTTACGGCCGGATGCGGGAATGTTGTTTTTCAACATCTGAACCATCATCGGGTCATAAGGGAATTGAACGTGATAAGTGTTGTTACGTAAAATAACGGTCATATAAACCTCATGTTTGGGTTATAAAATTCAATAATTGCGCGTTCGCAGTCGTCAGATTTCTGCCAGACATTTCTTACTTCTCTGTCAATGGCAGCTTCCACACGCGCGCTGGCATCTTTTCCCATCGCGCGATTCGCCGCGGCTTCTCTTGATTTTTGCTTTTTGCGGATTTCCCGACATGCATTTCCGCAACAAACCTGCACGATTTTTGCTTCAAATTCCACACCGCAAATGACACAGTTTTTAAGAGTCCTGGTTTTCAATTTATCAAGATTAGCCGCGCGGCATTTTTTAGAACAATACATTGACCGACTGTCAACGTGATAGAAGGTGCTTCCGCAGTGTTTACAGGTCAGTTTCATGTTTTGATGGTCTCCCAGCTTTATCAAGTATTTCGTCTATTTTGTCCTGAAAGGGGGATGGCACGCCCCATGCAGGGCCGGTGTTGGGTGGTTGCGTATCAGAGTTACGGATGCTGGCAATTTCAAGAGCGAGCGCGAGTTCCCAGATTAATTTTCGTAATTCCGAGTATTTCATTCCTGTACCGCCATCAGCGCGGCGCGAGCAATATCCTGTACCTGTTTGATATTCAGGATGTGATTAGTGCGGTGGTCGGTCAGTTTTTCCAGCGCCGCCTTCATCCGGTCGCGCTCGGCAGTCAGGGTATCAATTTTCTTATCCTGACAATGAAGTTTTTCCATAAATTCACCGTGCACCAGACCGAATCTTTCATTTGAACGAGTCAGCCGCTCGACCTTCTGCGCGGAGGGCGATATTCTCTCGCTCGTAACTTTTGTAAGTTCAGATTTCGCTTCCATGCCTTCGCGTAACTCAAGCGCCTCTTTTGCAGCTTTTCCGCCCGCACTAACCAGCCACTTAGACTCTTGCCGTAGTCCGTCCGCCTTTGCGGTTTTCTCAGTAAGGTCAGCTTGCAGGCTTTCGATTTCGGCACGCAATAGTGTATCCTCTGCTATTCGCCGCCTGTCCATTTCCGCGCTGTCATCCTTGCAGAGTTTAAGATTAACGGTCAGCCGCTCGACTTCGGCGCGGAGATGGTTGTATTCCGCAACGCGAATGGCTATCCAGGTATCAATCAATGGACTTCCATTTCCCGAAATAGCGGGGTAAGACTCGGGTTCTTCGTAGTCACTCATTTGTCACCTTCCCTACCTCAATCAGCCAATCCAGGCTAAAAATCCACTGGCGATACCGCTCGATCTCAGCCTCTGTGTAATTGTTAGCCGTGCCAATCGCCGCGTACTGCTTACGCCATTCGGCATGGGTGAGCATCTTACAACTAATCCCAATATGACTGCATGTCGCCCAGGCGGAGTGTTTGCCTCCGTAAAACAGAGCGTAATGGCCGTCGGCACCGTTCAGGTTGGCACCGCTCAGGTTGGCACCGCTCAGATTGGCACCGCTCAGGTTGGCATAGCTCAGGTTGGCACCGCGCAGGTTGGCATAGCTCAGATTGGCACCGCTCAGGTTGGCATAGCTCAGATTGGCACCGCGCAGGTTGGCATAGCGCAGGTTGGCATCGCTCAGGTTGGCATAGCGCAGGTCGGCACCGCTCAGGTTGGCATAGCCTTCCGTCGCGTCCGTAGTTAGCCATATTTTGTGCGTATCTAAAATAACTTTCAGCTCATCAGCGTTCATTCTTCACCTCTATCCTGCTCCGTTACCTGAGTGCTGACCCAGGCAGCGCACAGCCCAAAACTGATAATCCACAAAATCAAGCCACCCAGACACAAATACTCAAGACCGTTCATTTTTCGCCCTCTTTCTCAGCGTGGCTTCAAGCCGTTTGATCAGGCTCTTACGGTTGCTGGTGGCTTTTTCCTGCTCCAGCGCCGCCTCGATAACTTCCGTGGATGAATTTTTTATCTCATTGATGCCATCCGAAATGGATGTGTTACAGATATAAGCAACCCTGACCTGCAGGCGTTGATGATCGGTTAATTTCTTGGGGTCTGTGTAATAAAAATCAGTGTTAAAACCATCCATAATAGTCATGCTTCCTCCAATTGCCGCTCGGCCTCTTTCGCCTTGTCCGGGCCGATAGTTCATCCCTTACGTGGGACGCGGCGTATTTTTTACACACCCGCTGCCATAAGGCAGATGACAAAAATCACGAAAATCACAACCGCTACAATCGGGTCCATTACGCCCTCCCACTTTGCGAGTACAGCCAGGCTTTTACCAGGCTGATTTCAGCTTCGATATTTTTACGGTCGTTTTCTGAATCAGATAATGCTTGGGCAAATCGGCGTTCATATAATCCCAGCCAATACAGGCTGTTCGAGTCGTCAATCACCATCGTCTCTTGTAGTTTGCGCACGGTTTCATCTTTGCCGTTGATCACGTCATCTGCATAAGCGGTCAGCAATACACGCGCTTTTTCAGTCTCGAGAGCTGCGCGGGCATCAGTCAAGAAATCACTCCTGGCGCTCTCGATTGTCAAGATTTCGCCATACTTATCTACCAATTCCATCAGTTTCTGGTAAATTGGATCTGTTGTTTCGTAAACGGCTTGTTCTTCGCTCATTCTCTGTACCTCAAAGTTTTGAATTCGGGAAAAAGGTTCTCAGCATGTGTTCGTGAAATCTTGTCACCCATCCGGGCAATCAAGCTGTCAGTGGTTTGATCCGGATAAGCCTGTTCATAAGTAGCCCAATCGCCCGCGTACCCAACCACTGCCACAACCGGCTTCCCGTGCGGCCCTGCTTCAACGGCGCGCACAATGGTTCCAGGTTTGATCGTCATGATCCTTCTACCTTGTTGTTATCGATCATTTTTTGGGGCGAACCGGGCTTGCCGCGCACCTGGAAATACTTCCCGTTTTTGTAGCGCAGAAGCTGACCTTCAGGAAAGCGCCCATTGGATAAACGGTAATTCTTTTCTTCGATGGTCAGAATTTCAGTGGCTTTTTTATCAGCGCCCACCACTTCCCAGGAAGCGCTGCTGAGATTTTCAGGATAATCGCGGAACTTAGCGTTTGAAAGTTTCGCTGGCTTTTCCGATGGCTGATGCGCAGTTTCTTCCAGCAATATCTTGAGGATCTGCGCTGCTTTTTCATCCTGTGTTTCCAGCATGACGATCTGAGTGCGTCTTACTTCTGCACCGGTTAAGGTTTTGACGCGCTGGACCAGCGTGCTGATTTCAGATGGGCTTATGGTTTCAGGAATGGAGAATTTCATGATGTCTCCGCTGTGTTCTTTTTGGTTGTGTGTTTTATTCTGGTAAACATAAAATTTAAACCTTTATGAAATCCTATGCACAAATCCCAACGACAGTTTTCCTCACAATTAAAAGAGATAACCAATAAATCGCCTTTTCCATCCCATCCAGCTTTATAGTCATCATCTCCATTAATTGTTTCAATTTTTCGAATATGGTTGTACTGATTACCACATGACGGACACTGTAATAAATGGTTATCTTTAGGTTCTTTGGGATTTGGCGTGGTATTGGACACAGGTGGTGGCGTTTTTGCCAGTTTGCGCCGAAACCGCCCCCACTGATGGGGGGCACCACGGAGATTCCCAAAGAGCCTATCTTTATTCATCAAAATATTAGCGGTACGTAACAGCATTTCCGAAAGATGGGTATTTACATTTGCATTCATTTCGTCTGTTCCAAATAATCTGCGATTAAGGCAAGTTGTTCAGGGCTTTCGGGCATCGTGCCAGCCAATAAATTGACTACCCCATCCATTACTTTTTCAGCCCCGTATTTTTCCATCAGGTTTTCGAGCGACATTGACGGCGGTCGAACGGCCACAACCTCTTGGGGCTTGTCGGCATCCACACGGTTGATGTGCAAGATGTCTTTTTGATCAGCGGTCAGCGCACCATCTAAAATGCTGAGTTCAAAATCATTGGGCATTTCATCCGGTAATGCGGTACGATCACCCACCGGGTTTTCCCAATATTCCAGGATGCGCTCCCAGGTGCAAGGTGCAATTTTTCGCGGGAGTACGTTTACCACCTGAATTCCGGCGCTCGTTGTAACTTTCGCCAGACGTTTCAATACCAGGCCAATTGGTGCGGCGCTCGCTGAATTGTGCCGGGTCCAGATGCGTAAGCGGGATTTTTCAATAACCGGCTTTTTGCAGTCGGGAATGTATTGACCGGTTTTCGCTGACCCTACTGATTTTTCTTTCAAGTGAGTCACCAAAATAACCAGGGGGGCGATTTCCAACAGTTTGTCAATAATGGTCGCTTCGTAATCAAACGACGCTTTCCACTCTTCCGCACCTTTAATAGCTCCCATCGGGCTGTAAAATTCACGGAAACGAGTTGGATTTTTATGCACGATCGGTTGAAATGTGTTTTCAAAGCGCGTCCAGGTATCAAACACAAGCGCTTTGAATTTATTTTTGGGCTGCTCTTCAATCAGGCGTAGCACCAAATTATGAAAATCAATTTCGCGCATCCCAAGAGAAAGTTTGGTCAAGTTGAAATATGCGCCGAATGGCGTACCCTGTTCTGCCAGCATTCCGGCAATGGCCTGTGTCTTCAGGTCATCATCAAAAAAACAAATTTCCGCTGGTGCAAAGCCGGTTGAAAGAGCGAGGGTAGTTTTACCGGTGTCTGGTTCCCCGGTGATGTGAATTAATCCTTGTATTGGGTTATTCATGATTGTGATGCTCCTTTTTTCAAAATGGATAATTCTTCGTCGTCTTCTAGCCCGATCATGTGCCGGATATTCCAACGAACAGAAACCGGCACCGGGGCCTTGATTTGCACATCAGTTAGGCCCATCAGCGCGTGACCAACATTGTGTTTTGACCAATCCAGAATGTCTTGTGCGCGCTCAATGCCAATTCCGGGAAGGCCAGCGAGGAAGGCCACCTTTGGCCCCAACAACATCCCCGGTCTTGCGGGTAACACTGGTTGAACATCGTCACGTTTGCGCTCTGCGAGCTTCATTACACATTCCTTAAAAGCGGCGTCACCGTTGCAGAAGATCGTAAAAACGCCCATCTCCTGAATACTCAGTAATGCTCCGTTGACTGCGTTCATCGTCCAGCCGGTTACGCCTCGTTCGGTCACAACCTTGTCACCCTGAGAGGTAAAAAATCCAGTGATTACCACGTAGGCCCACTGGTTACTTTTCCCATCGCGGATAAGATCAAAATGCCGGAATTCGGCCAGGCGCGTGGCCTGGGTCAGCAGGCGCCCATCTTTTAAAGAGCCAAGAAAATCGTCGGGAGTTTTTCTTTCAATCCAGAGAATTGAGTTGTCCGCGGTCAAAACCTGCAGATCACCAGTTTCAAGCAGCGTATCGACACTGGGCGCGCTCCAATCCAGTTGTTTTACCCAATCTGGTTCTCTGCTGTCGTAAACAATGGCTTGAATGTTGTTCATATTTTTCCTGAAAAAATAAGGCGGCTTTGATGTAATCGCCACCGCCTTTATGAATTAGCGTGCCAGCAGGATCAATACACCGATCCAAACCAGCACCAGGATGAACCAGCTTGCCCGCTTGAGCTGATAAACAAAAAAACCTGGCAGCTCGGTTGCGGGCAGCGCTCCGCTGCAAATATCTTGAAATATCTCAAGCATCTTTCACATCCTGTTCCAAGGTCATGCTGGCCTGTTGATCCAGTTCAAGGGCAATCAGGGCCGCGGATTCCATATCCAGCCCATCCTGATAGGGCACGTAGGTTGCGATCATCTCAGCGGGCACGATCATCAATACCGGATGCACGCTTTTGACAACCGTCAACGGCGGCCGGTTCTCGAAAAAGTTGGCTTGCATGTCAGGCCACCTGTGCGGCCTGCTTTATGAGCAGATCCATGATTTCCGGGCTGTGAATGTCAAAGTGCTTGGCCAGCATGGGCAGAGCGGCGATCTTCTTGCCGATTTGCACCAGGGCCGCGTCCATGTCATTATTCGACGTGCGCCAGGCAGTGGAGCAGATTGGGATCAGGAACTTGTAGGCCACGTCGCGTTCGCTGGACTTGGGTGCTGCTGCGGGCGCGCCTGCTGGAGCTGAAGCCGCAGGAACAGGTGTCCAGGCATCGCCGTTGAAGTCTTTGCGGCACTCATCTTCGTTGGCAAACAACTTCATGAACTTGAACATGGTCTTGTCACGGGTCTGACCATCCTTGACGTAAGTTTCGCCAGTGGGAACAGTTTCGACGTGCACCCAGCGGCCGTTGATCTCGCGCACATCCTGGATACCCAGGGCCTTGATGCTTTCCAGTACGATCTTGCGGTATTCGTTGCTTTCGGCAAGCAAATTGCGGCTGCAGGCGTTCAAATTGGCAACGTTCATATCCTTCAGCGGTTCGATAAAGATCTCGATGGAGGTCCAGGCTTTCTGATGCTTTGTCGGATCGAAGTCTTCCTTACCAACGCCCTTGACCAGGCCAACTTTCTTGGCTTGCATTTCAACTTTGCCCCAAAAACCATCATTGGGCATTTGTGGGTTGTTTGCGCTATCCCAAGCGTCTTGAATAACTGCCATTTTGAATCTCCTTTTTTAGAATGGTCTTACTGAGTATTCCGTTTTTTTGAGGTCGGTGTATGCCGCGTCGTTGATTTTTTCAGCACGTGTCCGGGGATCACGTAACTTTCGTTTTGGGTATTTTTTCTTTGGTTCCATAATTTCCTTCTGGTTTTCCCCAGCCCCGCTTATGGGGGATTTCACGGGGCCGGGGGTGGTAATGGTTTCCCCGCCATCACCTGGTAATTTATTACTTTCCTTCTTCTTATCAGGTTTCCTTTTTCCGGGCTGTACCGGAACGGGCGGGGTCTCCGCGCCGTGCATTGGGATGATGTTCTGATAACGGCCTTTGGCCGAAACATTCAAAATAAGTGGGCGCCAGGTTTGGGCCTGGTCACGAGCTTTGCAATCCCGCTGTTCTCGCCCACGTTTTTTTATTTAGAACCTGTGTCAGGTCTTGCTACCGGTAAGCCTGACACAGGGTGCTCGTCTCTCCGGGCTGTCACTTTTATCTATTTCACGGCAGATCAAGTTGCCGCGCTTCGCCATCCTGATAACGGGCTATCAAACCCGGATGGTTCGATATTCAGCCGCGCCTGAATTGCGCAGGGCTTTTTCACTGTTACGGCTGATAAAAGTTACATCGTCACCCTCGCAAGTTGGGCGGCCATCCCCATAACATCGGGTAAGTGCATATTCCGCACGCTTGCGATTTTTGACGTTAGTTTTCCTAAGGTTCAGGGTCGTGTCTGCGCGCCCGAGTTTTCCAGCAGGCGCAAAATCGTTTGAAAGCTGTCAACCGCGATTGCAATGCGGCGTATTTTTTCAGTTTCGGTCATCTCTTCAGATAACATGGCCCGGATCGTTTTCAATCCGCGAGCTGCTTGTTCAGCAGCCTGATCACGGTTTTCCCGCGCGGCGTTGGGCCATTCTCGCGGACTGGTCATTTTTCGATTTCCGCGAGCATGCTTTTCCGGGCGGCTTCCCGGCGCTGTACATAGCGCACGATTGACCCAACGATCATGGGTGTGCCGCTGGCGGCAAATGCGCCCAGAGCCAACAACGCCGCATTGATACTCAGTATGGAGAGGCCAGACAGGGTCACAAAAACACCCAGCGCCACGATTAGCCCCATGAAACCTTCGGCGTAACCCTTGCGGGTCAGTGATGCGACAAACCGGTCATAAAACGCGCCAAAGGCCAGCAGCATCCCGAATACCGCTAAAATCGTACCCAAATCGCTCCCGATTATTTGCATGACGGTTCCTGTGCTATTCTGAATACAGGTTCAGTAATGACATCCGGGTGCAATGGTTCATTAGCAGCCAGTCTGCGAAGCTGGTCACGTTCGTCCAGCAGTTCGACCAGTTGACCGGCTGAGATGTTGACCCGGACGTCCGGCCCAAGTTTTTCGACAAGCAGCTGGTGATACTGCTTCAACGTGTAGCGCATGGTTAGGCCTGTACCGGTTCCGGTGTTGGTTCGCCAAAGATGTTGGCATAGTACAGACCAATGGCGCGGCGCACAACTTCACCGTCGCTGACGAACTTGTTTTCTCGAGCGGTCAGTTCATCAGCGATTTCACCGACCATTTGAGTGTGCGCAAAGCTTACTGAGTAGGTTTTGTTCATGATGATTTTTCGGGCGTCTTCAAATTTGTCTGTCATGTCCTATTTGCCTCTGTAGTGCGTAAGGTTGAATTATTAAGTGCAGGGTCGATAGTTATGAGTAG